TACAAAAGATCAATCCTTCAGCAATAATTGAATTATTTACATTAACAACTGATGCAACTTTGCATGGTTCTGCTCAGACCTATAGATTCCATAATGGAACGAGTTTAAATGCTAATGGAGATATTATCTGGGCTGGTAATCAATATTTAAAAATGCCAATACAAGCAGAAGGTTTTGCTTTTCAAAAAGGTCAACTTCCCAGACCTACCTTGACTATCAGTAATGCTCTTGGAACTATTACAGCTATCTTGTTAAACGTAAATCAGGTGACAACAGGAAATGATTTAACGGGAGCTACTGTGACTAGAATTAGGACGCTTGCAAGATACCTTGATAATATTAATTTTCCTAGTAATACAAATCCACTCGGAACACCAGATCCTACAGCAGAGTTTCCACAAGAAATATATAAAATTGATAGAAAATCATCTGAGAACAGAGAAGTCGTACAATTTGAATTAGCTGCTGTTTTTGATCTTGCTGGTATTCGTGCACCTAAAAGACAATGCACTAGAACAGAGTTTCCTTCGATTGGTACGTTTATAGCATGAATTGGAAAGAAGAAGCACTTGTTCATGCGAAAAACCAAGATCCTAAAGAGTCTTGTGGTTTGTTATTGAATATTCGAGGAAAAGAAAGATATTATCCTTGTCGTAATCTTTCAATGACAGATCATCAATGTTTTATTATTGATCCAGAAGATTATGTAAAAGCAGATAATACTGGAGAGATAACAGCTGTTGTTCATAGTCACCCTGTAACACCACCTACACCTAGTCAGGCAGATAAAATTAGTTGTGAGCAAAGTAATCTTCCGTGGCATATTATTAACCCAAAAACAGAACAATGGGGATATTGTGAGCCTTGTGGATATAAGCCACCATTATTAGGCAGACCATGGGTTTGGGGTGTTACTGATTGTTGGTCTTTGGTAAAAGATTGGTATAAAGAAGAAAAAGGTATTGAACTGAAAGATTGGGATAGACCTACAACACCAGAAGAATTTATCCTTAATCCTTTGTTTGAAACTTGTGCATGGAGAACTGGATTCAGAGAACTTAGACCAGATGAAAAAACAATGAATGGCGATGCGTTATTAATGTCTATTGGATCTCCTGGTTTAAATCATGTAGCTATTTTCTTAGATGGAGATGTTTTACATCATTTAACCGATAGACTATCTTGTAGAGAGCCTTATTCTCAATGGTTGTTAAAATGTACAGGAGGGAGGTATCGTTATGTTGCGTAAGTTAAAGCTATATGGCGAGCTTGCAGAGTTTGTAGGTCATAAAGAGTTTGAGATACAAGTAGATAGTCTTGCAAAGGCAGTTAGTTTTCTTGTTAATAATTTTCCGCAGGTAGAAAAGTATATGAATCCTCAATATTATCAAGTAAAAGTTGGTAATTATACAGTTAATGAAGAAGAAATACACCACCCAATAGGACAAGAAGATATACATATTGTTCCTGTTATTAGTGGTGCTGGTAGAGGTTTTGGAAAAATATTATTAGGTGCTGCTCTTATTGCAGGTGCTTTCTTTCTCCCTGCAAGCATACCTGGTGGTGCTGCTAAATTTACATTAAAAGCAGGATTAAGTGGTGGATTTATAGCAAAAAGTATGGTTTATGTTGGTGCTAGTTTGGCAATTATGGGTGTAAGTGAAATGTTATTTCCTATGCCAAAACCAAAAGAATTTAAATCAGAGCAAGATCCACAGTTATCATTCAGTTTTTCTGGTACGCAGAATACATCAAGAGCAGGTACTCCTGTTCCAATAGTTTACGGAGAGATAGTTACAGGATCAGTTGTTATAAGTGGTGCGATTGATACTCAACAGGTACAGGCATGACAGACGCACCAAAAAATATTATTGGTTCTGGCGGTGGCGGTGGTAGTCCTCCACCTCCTCCTCAACCGACAAGAACTCCTGATACTTTACACAGCAGACAGTTTGCTACTTTCCTTGATCTCATTTCTGAAGGAGAGATAGAAGGTTTTGCCTCTGCATCAAAAGAAGGATTAACGAAAGGAACTACTGCATATAATAATGCTGCTTTGAAAGATGTATTTTTAAACGATACTCCTGTTTTAAAAGCAACAGCTACTTCTGCTTCTCCAGCTACAACTGATTTTAATTTTCAAGATGTAACATTTAATCCTCGTTTTGGAACTTCAGACCAAACAAAAGTTGAAGGAATTGAAAGTAGTTCTTCTATCACAGCAGTAGGAGTTACTGTAACCCAATCTTCTCCTGTCACAAGACAGATAACAAATTCTAATGTAGATGCAGTTAATGTAACTATTACTGTTCCTCAATTACAGAAAGCAACAGATCAGGGAGATTTGTTAGGTTCTTCTATTTCTTTAAAAATAGCTGTTCAATATAATTCTGGTGGTTTTACTGATATTATTTCTGACACAATTACAGGAAGAACTGCTGATGCGTACCAAAGAGATTACAGAATAAATGTTACTGGCTCTTTCCCTGTTGATATAAGAGTCACCAGAGTTACTGCTGATAGTTCAGATTCAAGTTTACAAGACGCATTCCAATGGACAAGTTTTGCTGAAATAGTTGATGATTCTAATACTTATGCTGATAGTGCCTATGCTTCTCTCAGATTGGATTCAATGCAATTCCAATCAATTCCCAGTAGAAAGTATCGTATTAGAGGAATAAAAATAAGGATTCCAGGAGCAGGTGCTAATAGTTCTGGTACACCTACTGTTGATAGCACAACTGGTCGTATTGTTTATCCTGATGGATACATTTTTAATGGTGTTATGGGTGCTGCTCAATGGTGCTCATGCCCTGCGATGGTGTTATTAGATTTACTTTTAGATACTCGTTATGGATTTGGTAATCATATTGCAGAAAGTTCTCTTGATTTATTTTCTTTTGTTACTGCAAGTAAATTTGCAAACACATTGGTATCAGATGGATTAGGAGGACAAGAAGCTAGATTTAGTTGTAATGTAAATATTCAATCTTCTAGTGAAGCATTTGATTTAATAAATGAATTGTCAGGGGTAATGAGATGTATGCCGATATGGTCTGCTGGTAGTATTCTTCTTGCACAAGACAGTCCAAAAGATGCAAGTTATTTATTTAATTTAGCTAATGTAACTCCCGAAGGATTTAGTTACTCAGGAAGTGGATTAAAAACAAGAAATACTGTAATTTCTGTTTCTTATTTCAACATGGATAGTAGAGAAATAGATTACGAGGTTTATGAAGATACCGCTTCAATAGCAAAGCTAGGGGTAATTATTAAGCAAGTGAAAGGATTTGCGTGCACCAGCCGAGGTCAGGCCAGAAGATTAGCAAAAGCTATTTTATTTACTGAACAAAATGAAAGTGAAATTGTTGCATTTGCAACTTCTATAGATTCTGGAGTTGTTGTAAGACCTGGTGCTGTAATAGAAATAGCTGATCCTGTTCGTTCTGGTCTTAGAAGAGGTGGAAGGGTAAGTTCTGCTACAACGACCCAAATAACTGTAGATGATTCTGCTGCAACCGATTTACCAACAACAAATAATCCGACTTTATCTGTAATATTACCTGATGGAACTGTTGAAAGTAAGTCAGTATCAAGTGTCTCAGGTGCAATTATTACAGTATCTTCTGCCTTCTCTCAAACTCCAAATGTTAATACAGTTTGGCTACTGCAAGATGATACAGTTCAAGCTCAGAAATTTAGAGTAATAACAGTAGAAGAATCTGATGGTATAAATTATGCGATTACAGCTTTATCTTATGTAAATGAAAAATACGCATTTATTGAAGATGGTGCAACTTTACCAACAAGAACAGTATCAATACTGAATCTTCCCAAAGATCCACCAAATGCTTTACAGGCAGAAGAAAAGATTGTTGAAATAAATAATCAGGCAGTATCTAAACTTATCGTTAGCTGGCAACCTATTGTCGGTGTTACGCAGTATCAGGTTAACTATAGGTTCAATAATGGTAATTTTATTTCTACAACAGTTTCTTCTCCTGACTTTGAGATATTCAATACTGATATTGGAACGTATGAATTTCAAGTATTCAGCTATAACGCTGCATTACAGACAAGTGCAACCTCTACTGATTTAACTTTCAATGCTGTTGGTAAAACTGCATTACCATCAAATGTTACTGGATTATCAGCCGAACCAATAAATGAAAAATTAGTAAGATTACGTTGGAATTTATCTACAGATTTAGATGTTACTCATGGAGGTAGGGTGTATGTCAGACATTCTCCTCTAACCAATGGTAATGGTACATTTACGAATAGTACTGATTTAATTCAAGCATTAGCTGGTAATACAACAACAGCAGAAGTTCCATATCTTGAAGGTGAGTATATTTTAAAATTCCAAGATGATGGTGGTAGATTCTGTGCAGGAGAAACAAGTGTAATTCTTGAACTGCCAGATAACTTAGCTCCACTTATTACGCAAACTAGGAGAGAAGATACTGATAGTCCTAAGTTTCAAGGAACTCTTAATAATGTTGCCTTTGATTCAACTACAAATTCTTTAAATTTAACTGGAACTGGGAATTTTGATTCAATAACAGATCTTGATACAGTTTCTTCTCTAGATGATTTTGGAGGAATAAACTCGGAAGGTACTTATGATTTTGGAGGAACTGCTGGTGGAGATACTTTAGATTTAGGTGGTGTATTTAGTCTTGATCTTAAACGCCATTTCTTAACAGAAGCATTTTACCCAAATGATTTGATAGATAGTAGATCAGCAAATATTGATACATGGACAGATTTTGATGGGGCTACAGCAACAGAAGTTAATGCTGAAATGCTAGTGCGTGTTACACAGGACAATCCTTCAAGTTCTCCCACTTATACAGCATTTCAAACATTTGCAAATGGAACGTATAAAGGTAGAGGATTTCAATTCAGAGCAAAACTTACAAGTAATGATGTTGCACAAGATATAAAAGTTTCGCAGCTAGGCTATACGGCATCTTTACAGAGAAGAACAGAACAAGGTAATGTAACAGCAAGCGGAGCAGGAGCAAAGGCTGTTACGTTTACCAATCCGTTCTTTGTTGGTACTTCTTCTTTGCTTGGAGCAAATACTAATTTACCCTCTGTTGGTATCAATGCTCAGAATATGGCATCAGGAGATTATTTTGAAGTAAGCAGTGTTTCTGGAACGGGTTTTACTGTTCACTTCAAAAATT